CGCCTCCGCCGCCTTCTTCGTGATTTCATCAAGCTGTTTTGTCTTCTCTGTCAGAAGAAGCTTCAGCGCTTCAATCTGCGCATTAAGAAGGGTGACATCGTCTGATGCCGGTTCATCCTCTGTTTCCTTTTCCTTTTTTGCCGGATCAACGGCTGGAGGAATATCATCCTCGTCTGTGTGAAAAAGTGTTCCCACGAAAGCTTTAAAAGCTTCAAAGGCGCCTTTCTCGTCGATGCGCGTCTTTTGTTTCATCTCGTCACTCCTTACTGATGTATCATCGCTCATTACCGCGACGTCGTCGGCTCCGTCCAGATAGGTGCGACAGGATTCTCCCGCGCGTCCTTGCGGAACGTGAGCCAGATGGTTGATCACGATATTTCTTTGTGCTGCGTCGTAGCGTTCCCCTTTGTATTCACCGGGGGTGTCGTCAATGTCGGTTCTAAACCCTACGGAAACCTCGACTGATTCGCCGCGCTCCAGCTTAGCGATAAGCGCTGCGTCAAACACGGTTTCTGTTGCGCAGATATGCCCGTCCTCAACAACGATGCTGTCGCCGAGAGAGCCTTTGACGTACTTTGATGCGTTCTGGGGTGTAACCAGTCCTTTGGAGTCGGACACGGGCGGATGCCCATCGGTTATAGGAGCGCCCTTTGCCGAGTTGATGGTCAGTTCGGAAAATAGTTCATCCGCAAGCTTTGCCTCACGATATACTTTACCGTCAGGGTAGATGTAGGGGAAAACTCCGTCGCGGGCGATCTTCACCCTTGCACGGAGAAATCCTTCCCCTGTTTCGATCGGTTCGATTGAACCACGGTCATATCTGTACGACGTTTTCATTGCGCAGAGGATACGCAGATTTCTCCTCACGCCACAAGGTGGACGTTTCACGATAAACGCCGACCTTTCCGCTATTTCCGTAATTTTCCGTTATTGCCGATCTTTTTTGAGATAAAAAAGCCGCCCGGTGATTCCGGGCGGCTTCGTGTTTATTGAATCCATTATAACTTGAAAATACTCAATGCAGTCCGACGCAATCAGGCAGGAAAGAAAGTCGATAGGTATCAAGATCCTTTCGCGCTTCAACTTCAGACAGGCCGGTGTAATACATCCTGAAGAGAACCAGCTCATCATCAGAGGCAACCCCTTCCTGGGCCCTGTAGCGCAGAGAGGCTAGATCCGTTCCATTGAGCTGCTTCATTTTCCTTTCCAGATCTGTCATAATCATTCCTTCGTGCTGAAGTAAGTATCTAACATCGGAATTATAGTTTTCACTTCATTGTCGGAAGGATACTGAGAGAACCCGAACATATCAACAAAATTTTTTTCTTTTGCGCGAATCTCTGCCATCATTGCAGCATTCCCAGACTTGACGGCAAAATACTTTTCCGAGAGACGTGCGAATACCTCTCGTGGGTCGGTATAGTATTTATGACTTGCCCCTCCGGAGATCGCCATTGTATAAATGAGTTTCCCGATTTTATATTCGTAACTACGGACTATTTCGCCGGTTGTAATGTCGACCGTTTCTATTTCTTTCCCAATTGAAGACACTCTGTCAAAAGATTTCTGCATTTCTGTTCTTGAGAGAGCAGTTCTGAGAAGAGAATATTCTGTTTTTGAAGAACCATACGTTCGTTTTCCATTGCCGAATATCTGATGGTCAAGATAGTGACTCAATTCATGAACGGCTGTAGACAATGGTGTCGGAATAGCCGATCGCAATGAAACAGTGCCCGATGAAGGCGAATACATCCCGAGCGCAGGAAGGTTTGATACTTCGCGGATATCAAGCGAACCAGAAATCTTCGTGATGTTCATTACTTCTGCAATCATGTCCCGTGCCGTCACAACACCGTTCGAGAGATTGCGATCTTCAAAGTTTGTTTTCAACGCAGTCGGGTCTTCATATTCCTTCCCGAATGCGGGTTCAGCCCAGCAGCGGCAATTCCAGTCTTCGCCGGGATGCCGCTTTTCGCCATGCAGCCCCACTTCCGGAGGGTTTTGCCAATCATGGTAAGTTCCGTTCATAATGTAGTGATTGTCTCTCGTCGCGCCGTCCGTTACGCATCGCCAGATATAACCGGGGATGCCCGCTTCGTTCTGCCGCGTCCGGTTCACCTGTCCGTAGAACTTAGACGCCTGGTCTCGTGCCCAGAAGCGGGCTTTGTTGCGATCTGCGCCGGTCTGCCGCTGAAGATCATCCACCATTTCGGGGAAGGATTTCCCGTTTGATAGTCCGTTCGAAAGAATATCGAAAATGGAGTTCGCGTGTTCTGAAAAAAGAGAGCTCTTCAGTGCGGAATTAACCTTCACTGTCCGGTCGAGAATCGTGTCGATCATGCTGCCAGAAATCCGCGTGGTAGTGATCCACTTGGTCGGCTCGATACGCTCGGTTATATCCGCACCTTGAGGAGTGTTCAGCCGCGTCATTGCTTTCTCCAGCGACTCATTGACAAACGATGTGTTCCACGCATCGAGCAGACAAAAGACCTTTTTTATTTTTTCATCGTCAGTTGAACCGATTGATCCGAGCATCGCCGCGCGCAGCGCCTCCAAAATTGCAAACGGATCATCCGCATCGGTGCGAAGCCCGTCGCTTTTCATCATGGAGGAAGTGTCGCCAGACAGGAGCAGCTCTCGCCGTATTTCCCGTATTTCACGCATCAACCGCGACGAAAAGCGGTCAAAGGCGGAGGTGAAAAGCGACTCGTACTGTTGTTCAAGGTGAATCGGATACATAACTATGTCTCTAACCTCTGTGACTCCCGTGTACGCCCCCGCTATTAATGCAGAAAGGGGTTGATAAGCGTTGATGAACTCAAAAACGGGTACTTGGAGGGATGGCCCCTAAAAACCCGCGAACCTGCCTTTTTAAGCAGAGTTCCGTTCGCCTGATTGTTCTGTATCCGGCTCGCCGTTTCCATCTTTCCGTCCCGGTTCCTTGTCTTTCTCGGATTTCCCTCCCAGCAGCGCGGTGATTGAGGGTTTCGACATGTTGATCGGCGCCTTCTCCCATTTCGTATGCTGCTCAAGGTCGGCGAACCGTTTTGATTTCACTTCCGACGGCGACAGCACGGCTGTCGTGATATAAATCTGATCGTACTGGGCTTGCTTGAGATCCACATCCGCCTGTTCAACCGGACCGAGTTTCCACAGCGGATTAAAGTCGAACTCCCAGTCCAGCTTGTCGACATCCGCGCCGAGCAGCTTTTTGATTTCTCCCTGCGTTTCATGCACAACAAGTGAGATTGCTTTTTCGATGATGGGGCGCACTTCGAGCTCCTGAAACTTAGCGACATTATCGTAGTAGCTCACTAGGTCGAACTGACCCGCGGTGATGACTCCCTGCGCATTTCCCATTAGCCGCGATTTAGGAATTCGCGACTGCCCCGATAGGTTATCAAAGATGAAATCGAACACCTGCTTTATCTGTCCATTCTGTGATGAGTTCGAATCAAGGCGTTCGAGGGTTTCTCCCTCATCAAGCGCAACACCTCCCTGCGTGTTCATCACGGATTGCATCTCTGCAAGAAATTCAATCAGCTTCTTCGGGTCGGTACCCGCGACGGCCGGACTTTTGAAAACTTTGACGCTCATTTCAAAGAGCAGGCTTGTTACGCTCCAGAGCCCCACATCTTGCGCCCTGATGCCATCGAGTATTGTGTCAAGCACACTTACACCGCGGCGCTCTTCCGGCAGATATGAATGCACCATCCACGATAGGCGTGACGGATGAATAGTATTGGAACTCACCTGGAACTGCTGCACATGATAATCTCTTGAAAGCGGATCATCAGTTTGATGTGTCAGTGTTACACGGTCAGGACCAAATACATTGATATAGTCCAGCTTGAGGATATCGGTCGACATCTGTTTTCCAAGTTCGAGATCGTTCTGCGGTGCGTTCGCAGTTATTCCCCAAAACAAAAAACCGCCGTTTTGATATAGCCGTGAAAAACGGATCAGATCCTTGATCTTTGCGCGCAATCCCAATTCGTCGAACCGGTTCATAATGATACGCGAAATTCCAAGCCCCTTCATTCCTGTATTGGGATCATCGTTGTCGCGGTTAGTCTTGATCGTTATCCATTCACGCGTTGCGTCCTCAGCTGGCGCGTCGATGATGTTCTGGATGAACCCGTTCGTCATATACCACTGACGAGAAATCGTCGAGGCCATCTCCGAATAGCGAGGATTCAGCCCAGAAAGTTTATCTCTTTCGGTTCCCATTCCCGACGTACGGTGTTCGAGAGAATCGCGCCGGGAAGAGCTACGAGAACTGCCTTTTTTTGATGATTGCTTCGTAGTACGTGACATTATATTCTCCTTCCGAATAAGAGGCTGGACAGATTGTATCGTTGCGACAGGTCATTGCATGCCGAGCGGATTTTCGAGATGAGTCCCGCAAGCGCGTCAGGGGCGTCGTCGTGTTCAATCCCCTCATGGTAGCAGAGCACCCCTTTCATGAACGCCGGATCAATTCCATGTGAAAAGCGGAGCCGCCGCCACGGCATTTTGACGAAATTTTGAATTCGCAGATGCTTGTTTACCGTGTTGTTATTTTCACGGGCGTTAATTCCGCGCTTCTTCAATTCATAGATTATGAGCCGCTGCGCCTGATTTGACTCCACCCAGAGCGTTTCAATGCGGTGTTTTTTGCACAGTGCCTCGACTCGGTCGTATGTCTGGTCGATAGTGCTGCGCCACATATAACCGCCAGTCACATAAATGGGCGAGTCCTTCTCGGCAGACGCCGCATTGCCGCAGCAGAAAGCGCACGAGTCCGCCCCTCCGAACGCCGGATCAAGATAGCCAATATTGCGCAGCGTCTCAGGTGCTTCTTCATATTTCGGATCGTCGAATAGCCGCTCGGTGATGTCGATAGGTTCCTGCTGATAGAGCGCCATGAATATCTTTTCGCCCATCGTCTCGCGCTGGGACTGCAGAAACTCGGCGGAGAATCGTTCCGGCCACAGCGCTTTCCCATCGGCATCAATCGCGGGCAATTTGAGTAGATGCCACTTGCCCCCGTTTTCGGCCAGCCCGTCCTTTGCGATCAGTTTCCCCGAAAGATCGTCTGACGACCAACGGGTCATTATAAGGATCTGGGCGGTGTCTTCATAGATACGGGTCAGGAACGTTGAACAATACCACTCCCACACATTGTCCTGTATCTTCTCCGACATTGCTTCCTGGTAGTTTTTGATCGGATCATCAATAACCGCAAGCTTCCCGCCTCGTCCTGTGATTGGGCCGTCAACACCTGCACCGATAACCACTCCGCCCGCTGTTATTTCCCACCGGCGCGACGCACGCGAATCATCACAGGTCTGAATATTCGGGAAAATATCGCGGTACAGTTCCGATTCTACAGTGTTGCGCTGCCAACGTGTGAATTCGATAGCCTTATCTGCCGCAAAGCTGGTCACTATAATTTCGTCTTTGGGATGTCGCCCGAGAAACCACGTAGGAAATATTTTTGAACACAGATTACTTTTGCCATGGCGAGGCGGCATATTTATGATAAGGTTTTTAATCTCTCCCTTTTCAACACGAGATAAATGCTCGGCGATAAGTTTGATATGCTGGGCAGACTGGAAGTCCGGCATTATGTAACGGGAGAACGCAAGCAGGCTATCCGCTCCGTGCGCCCGGCCATATGCGATACGATCCGATGGTTTAGGCCGCGCAAACGACCGGGATCCGGAATCAATAACCGTTTCAAGGATCTGTTTGTTTACCTTATCCACGGAGTTCCAGCCTCAATGCGATGTTTTTCTGTATCGCGTCCCAATGCGTCTCAATGACCGCTCTGACTTCCGGGATTTCGCAGAAGATTTCCATCAGCATCCGTACCACTTCCATCGGATGCGGGTTCTTTCGTTCGTCATCACCCAGCTCAAGGTAAAAACGACTGATTTTATCAAAGGCGAATGTTGCACCCTCGACCGTCTTGACGTCCGCGAGAGCCATCTTTGTGAAAAGCATTTCTTTGATCTTATAAGATTGGTCTCGTATATTCCGCTTGTCCTCGGCCAGTTTATTGTCGAGGTTCGCGTTTCGAGCAACGACTACCTGCGTACGGCGTTCGTCCCACGTCAGTCCGCGGGCATCCTTTTCTTTCGCCCACTTCGCGACAGTGCTTTTGGATACGGTAGGCCATTCTTTCTTCAGCTCTTTCGCAATCTCGGTAATCGACTTTCCGATTACGAAAAGCCGGTACGCTTTCTCTTTCGCCATGTCATCATAACGCTGAGTCATAGTTTCACCTCAAAACATCCATCCGGCTTTGCCGTACACGCCTAATACGCCGTGCATTGAAACAAGCATTCCGCCGCCGGCAGAAAAATTCATGTAACGGTACAGATATTCTCCGCCTGCAAACGGGTCACTCGTACGGTCGTAGAGCAGCACTCCAGAAACTGCGTTTATCTGATGTACACGCTCGATGTATGCTTTTGCTTCCGGTATGATTGTCTTCGGCGCGACCGTCTCCGAGACGCCGGCGCCTTCGGCAGTAGTTGTGAAACGAATTGAATCGCCCGAGACATTCCATCCCGCAACAGTAACAGCAGCGCCTTCCTTCTGTGTTGTTGTGATAGCACTCAAGTTGCCCGAGGTCTCGCGGGGCGATGCAAAAAAAATCCCGAGAGCAAAACCGCCGCAGGCGCACATAGTCATTGCAATAAAAATGACCGCAATTCGTTTCATTTCTGGTTGTCTCCCGGAGTATTCCCGTCGCCGTTTGTATTTGGCTGGAAGATGCCGCCTTTTCTTTCGTTTATTCTTTTACCCAGGTACAGGATGCCGTTGCCGAAGACGATGACGCCAAGCGCGTCAAAAAGAGCCAAAGCCGAATCAAGAATATTGTCCGGCACATGTGTCGTGAGAAGGTCTGCGAAGACCAGCACATGGACACCGCACAGCACTAACGCATAGACGATGAAGACTGTGAAAACGATCCACGTCCGCAGGGTGGTATCTGAAAACAATCCGGTCTTGTCATCCGTGTAGAGAAATTTCAGGTTCATTCGATTACCCCTTGAATATGTTCTTCTGGGGTTTCATTCGTAGTTTGCGGAGCATTAGCGCGATATTTGTGCCGATAAAGTCGAGCTTCTCGTTTATTTCGAAGTTTATCTTTTCTGCGGAAACAATCCGGGTCTCAAGTTCCTGAAACCGGAACTCGAATTGCATCTTCAAGCCTTCCACCTGATTACGCATTCGCCAGTAAATACCGACGATCGTTGCAATGAAGGTTATGATCGTTATGACTGCGACAACTGCTGTGAGCATGGTCCCTCCGGTAACAGTGATGTCCGAAGGTAAGCATATTCAGATGATCAGATGCAAGGTGGACGTTTCACGATAACGGCCGAACTTTCCGTTATTTCCGCAAAAAATCACAGAAGAGAGGAATTTTTCTGATAGTGCCGGTTCTGAAATTCCTGTAGATCCTCGATTCTGTAGCGGATGGTTCGGGGAGTGTATTTCAGATGAGGCAGTCCCTGTTCGCGGTAATTTTTGAGAGTACGCATAGAAATGTTAAGGTATTGAGCCGCTGCAGCAGGGGTAAGAAGTTGATTATCGCGGCTGTTCATATCTATATTTAAAACCTCTTCCGCGAAAATACAGAAGCTTTTCTATTTCGTCAATTAATTTACATAAACATACCTGTCGATAATATAATTAGAATAAAAAAACATCTTTAAGGCGGAATACTCATGATAAAACAGGTTACGATTGCAGCGCTATTTATTATCGGCGTTTCAACATTTGCAGGGGCTGTCACCCCGACATTTGTAGTTGCAGGAGATAACGCGTCATTTTCAGGCACCATAACATATCCATCAAAAGGTACTAGTTCATCCTTTGCGGGATCAACACCTTATGAAATGGATATTATTGATTCAAACTGTATTTTCACCATTACAAGCAACGATGGACAACCTCTTGCTGCTTCAGTGATGAAGGACAATCTCGTGATTAAGTCTGCAAGCTGCGCAGGCGAAAACGGGAATCTCATCATTAAACTAAATCCGAAGGATACATCATCGGCATCTTTCCGTGCAGCCTCCTGGGGTCAGTCGAAAGAAACGGTAAAAAAGAATGAGATCCTCGGAAAGCTTGAAACTGACGGAGAAGATGACGGCATAAAAGGATGCGGGGAGCTTGAATATACTGCATCCGGAGTCGGGTATGACAACATTCAACTTGTCTATACATTCCTCGATGACAAACTTATTTCCGCCGCCTACGTCTTGTCCTTCACTGGGCCGGAAGCTCTTTCAGAATACAATTACGGGATAAAGAATCTCAAATCCGAATTCACTTCTTTGTATGGGAAATCGCTGAAAAATGCTCTTGGTGAAGAATGGAGATATTCAAACGGAAAAGTCTTGGTTATGAGTAAAGAAAATAAAAAAGAAGATGGAACGATTGAGTTTGCAGCAATGATAATGTATACTGCAAAACCAGCATCTGAAATATTTGAAGAAATAAAGAAACGAACAATTGCCAAGTAAAACAGTCCCCCGGTTACGCGCCGGGGGACTCTGTTATAGTACCGTCTTTTATATGATAATCAATTTTATGTTTCGTGCAAAATGAAATTGTCTCTTCACTTAGATGGTTAAAAAATTCCCTATATCCTTTATAAGCAGTAACTTGTTTGTTGTAATTTAATCTTCCAAATATAATACGATCAACAAAAGACACGGATTCAAGAATTTCAAGATAATTTTGATCTATAATATTTGGAGTTGGGTACGGCTCAATACTTACCCATGTTTTACATCCTTGTTCATGAAGATAACGAAGACTTTCAATTCGCTTTTTATAACTTGCAGAATTAGGCTCATATTCTTTCCGAAATTTCTCGTTTAATGAAATTAGAGTAATTCCATATTCATTTTTTGAGCTCAATGTAGCTAATTTTTTGGGCAATATCCCTTTTGTTAATGCGGTACACTTAATCCCATTTTCATTAAGCATTGAAAGAATTCGAAAGCTTGCATCACAAATATCTTTATACTTATACATAAAAGGATCGGTCGTAAAGCAGAGATGAACTGATTTGATTTTTGATTTTAGCCGAGGAATTTCTTTTGAAAGAATTTCTTCTGAATTAATTGCAAGTTTCGGAACAATCCACTCATCATAACTTTTAATCTTCCCGAATCGCTTAGCCATCAGCATTGCATAACAAGGATACTTACACCCATGCGAACATCCATCAACGTGATTTATGGTGTAATCACCATATTCCACCCCTGTTTTATAAAGCATTGATTTTCTAACTATCGTTTGCATATTCTCACTTTTGGTTTTAACATAAAATCTTTGTAATTGATATAAAATCCTTTCCCTTTTCCCCCTGTTTCAATATCATAAATTATAAGATCATTCTTCATTGCTGTTAATAATTTAGTTGCATGAGTAGGCAAAAAACTTGAACGCAGAGTTATCTCATAAAGTTCATTATTTGTGGCTCCTTTTTCAACTCTTTTTATCAAGATATCCCGCAGTTTTTCCATTCTATTTTCTTTATTTTGCTGATCAAAAAGAGTAGGATTTGTATTCAAGTCAAACCCTATTCCTTCGAGGGGATCCAGTTTCCATTTTACGGAAAGTATTTTTTCAAGTCCTCGTAAATTCTTTGTAATAAAAAAGAGCGCGAAATATTGACTCTTTGAACGTTCAATATAATAAGATTCAGTAAAATATTTTCCATTGATTGATAGCCCATTTTTAATGTTTTCTATAAAATCTAAAATATTATGATGATCTTCATCGACATTAAACTCTTTAATGAAATTTCGGAGAGGTATATACGCTGGATCTGGTTTTTCCCCTATCGCAGGTTTAATGAATCTAAATAAGTGTGATGCAGGGATGAATATAATCATTTCTGCTTTTCCGATTCCCATTAATTCTTGGATATGATCTAATTTGATATCCTTGTACCCGTATGGGTCAACAAACATTAAAGTATGTTCATCGTTACTGTAGCTTTTTTGAGTTATAGATTCTACCATATTCGAAAAGCTTGAACAATAACTTTCAAATTTAAAATGCGAATATTCTGGATTCCCAATTATTACTTTTCGAACAGATTCAATTTTTGATGGATCAATATCATTTACACAGAGAAGGACTTCTTTTTCTTTTTGCCATTTTGCTTTTGATTCACAAATACATTCGGCTGCAATTAATGGACTTCCAACTCCATTTTCATATACACCTTTCCCGCAAAAAAAGTCATAAATATTTATTTTATTAAAATTCGATGCATTCCCCATAACGAGAAGGTATTCTTGAAGATAGTTTTTATATAATTCAAGTTTTGCTTTCGAATGATTCTCTAGATAGTTTTCATTCATTTTCGCTACTCCGATTTTATGTTTTAGAAATCAAACCTATAGGAAATAATGAGGTAATCGATATTTTTTATTTTGAAAATTATAGCACTTTATCTTCTTGCTCTATATAATCAAAAAAAGCCGAAACTCTTAAAGGCTCTCCTGGATAAACTGCATATTTTTCCAGTGATAGTTTCATTTGTTTTTTATTGCATTTATCGAATAATAGAACATTAACATTTTTTGTTTCAAATGGTGATGCGGTTAATTCCCTTGGAGCTTTATGCTGACTGTTCGATCTAAACGAAAATATGATTTCCCCTCTCAATACTTTTGCAGATGGGTATGATATAGAATTAATCCAAATATAAATTCCGTTTTCATCAACTAGATTAAGGTTCAAATCTAAAATAAACAATTTCCATTCTGACGTGGCGGAATCATCCACCAAATTCAAACTGCTTGTACTTGACATTTTTAAACCTCCTATCAGCTCCGAACATTACTTATTACATTATTTACTTTCATCCGCATCTATTCTGTCCATCGTGAACCAGTGCCCACCGTTCCAACTCTTAATTTCTGTCCCACAACCTTTAACTTCACAGGTTAAAGATTCTTTATCTCTCATTGGAGTCTTGTGTTCCGAAACAAGGTACTTTGCACCACATCCTTTGCATTCGATCGTTTCTTCGTTCATTGCTTTCTCCTTTTTTCATTTTCTTTATCTATATAATCGAAGGAATTAAGTCTACGAAAATTGCTTATTTTTTTACGACTTATCGAAAAAAAGGGGATATGTGATTCTAATTTCTACCGACATTATTCTTTCTTATTGAGATTTATTTTTTATAAATAATAATCGCCTTATATCTTTTCGAATCACTTAAATCTCCATCATGAAAACATGAGAAGCTATACTCGGAAGGATTTTGTTGTTCGATAAAGCGTTTAATCGAGTTCTCTAAATTAGAAACAGATCCTTCCTTTATAGTTTCTGAGCAAACTATTGCAGTCGTTCCAATGAATTGTTCTTCTTTTTCAAACATGATGTACCCCGTTATAGTTATATTATTTCTAATCCTTTTTTCTTTGCCCCTATTATCTAGGTTCCGGCCCCATATGAGCCAGAAGATAGTCATTATGTTTCTCTTCATTCTGCAGCCATTCATCACTCTTCCGCGCCAAGAGCGGGAGAACGTGTTCATAGAAACATGCTGGATCATATTTGAATTTTTCAGCCGCAAAGATAACACTGCTGAGTAAATCGGCAAAGTTCCCTGAAAGGGTAGACCTCATCTCGAAACTATTTAAACGGTTTTTAATTTCAATCATCGTTTTTTCAATATCAGCTGGCATCACTCTTTCTCCATTCCTTTCATCCCATCCCGCATCTTTTCCAGAATGGGGACCCCTTTATCGTAGAACATTGTAGGATTGTCTTTGAAAGTGTAAGTCAAAAATAGGACGAAATTCAGAACGACGAGGGCACATTTTGCCAATGTTCTGCTTTGTCCGCAGTAGGTAGCTGTCTCTTTAAAATGGGAAAGAATTTCATCATTCACTGAAGAGTGATGAGCTGAAGAAGAAATATCTGGTACCATATCCGCCGCCTTTTTTTATCTGTGTTCAAAATCTTTTTTTTATCCCTTCTCCCACCATCTCCATGTCATCACCAAGGCGCCGACAACCTGGCAACGGTCGGGGCCCTGACAAACAATGGGTGCAAATGCGGGATTTTCCGCTTTAAGAATTATCGAATGATCTTCAAAGAACACCCGCTTCAGAGTCGCATCCGTACCGACTACCGCCGCAACGATATCGCCGTTGGCAACTTCATCAAGAGGGGACACAACCTCCCGAAGCAGGGCAAAATCTCCATTGTGAATACCTGCGCCAATCATTGATTCGCCCCGTACACGAAGGGCAAAAAGGCGACGGCCTTTGGGTTTTGCAACGCCCTGCGGCAGGTGCAGAATCTGTTCAACGTTATCACTGGCAAAGATCGGATTCCCCGCAGCGATCTGCCCAAGAAGGGGCACATCCATTACCGTGGGAAGATCGACAACCTTTGCAGCATACAAGGAGGAAGGTTCTTTCACCTTGGATCCCTTTTTCGCAATGGAAATTCCTTTCAGTGCGGCGCGCCAGCCGGTAAATGCCCGAACCTCTTTTTGATCATCACCGGGCAGTGCATTATATAGCGGGATAAATTCTTCATCTGATGGAACTAGAATCTGCGGCGCGGTACCGACGGAATCGGCAGATACATGAGCACTCTGCTTGCCGTCCGTGCGCAGGAACATCTCTCCCTCGCCGGTAAGGAGCCAGTTCAAGGACACCTTATATCTTTCAGAAATTTGAGCAAGAACGGTCGAGGATAGGCTATTCGCTCTCCCTTTCAGATAGTCCGTTATAGCGGAAGGCGTCAGCCCAATTTCTTTCGCAAAAGAACTCTGGGTTACGTCGAGCTCGGACATTAAATCTTTTAATCGATCAAAAT